TGTGAAGAATAGGAATGGTCGAGTATATCCAAAAGCAATTCTTCAAAAAGAAGTTACACGATATGATCAAAATTATATCAAACAAAATAGAGCATTCGGTGAATTAGGCCACCCAGAAGGACCAACAGTTAATTTGGAACGAGTTTCCCACATGATTCAGGAAATAAATGAAGATGGGGATAATTTTATGGGCCGAGCAAAGATTATGGATACGCCTTATGGAAAAATAGTAAAGAATTTAATCGATGAGGGCGCCCGTTTGGGTGTCTCATCCAGAGGAATGGGCTCCTTAAAGCCTGTAGGACGCAATGTTAGTCAAGTACAAGATGATTTTTATCTTGCTACTGCTGCAGATATTGTAGCCGACCCTTCTGCGCCAGCGGCATTTGTCAATGGTATTATGGAAGGAAAAGAATGGATATGGGATAACGGTCTTCTTGGAGAACGAGAAGTCGCCCGAATCGAAAAACAAATCAAGCTTTCTCGGAAAACGGTAGAAAAAACACAAATAAGTGCTTTCAAATCGTTTATGTCAAAGTTATAATTTTACTAAATAATAACACTATAGTAAATATACTAATTTAAATAAAATCAAGGAGATTTAGATGTCTGAAGAAATTTTAGCCAAAGAGTCTGAAGAGATGACAGAAGAAGAACTTTCTGAAAAACGGAAAGCTGCTACTGAGCAAGATTCTTCAGACGGCGAAGAAGAAGAAGATGAAGTAGAAGAAGGAAGTTTACCTCCCGCACTACAAAAAGCCATCGATGCCAAGAAAAAAGGTAACGGCGATGATGAAGAAGAAAAAGTTGACGAAGAAAATGGTGATGATGAGGAAGATGATGAAGAAGAAGCCTCAGAATCACAAGATTTTGAACGGGACAAAAAAGCCAAGTTCAAAACCGCAGAAAAGGGAGAGAAAACTATTCCTAGTGATAAAACAAAACTTGAATCAGTAATTCCAAAAACTAAAAATGGAATGTTGAAATCAGTTTATGAAATCGCTAATAAGTTGAAAAAAGATCAACTAACTGCAAAATATGAAGAAATTATGAAATCTTTTGCTATCGTTGAACAAGACGAGGAAGAAGATGATGAAGAAGAAAAAGTAGAATCTAAGCGTACTAAAGCAGCTGTTAAAGCCGAAGACCTTAATATCGATGTAAAAGAAGATGTTGAGGCACTTATACAAGGTGAAGATGGACTAACGGAGGAATTCAAACAGAAAGCCTCTACCATTTTTGAAGCAGCAGTTCAAGCAAAAGTTTTGGAAGAAGTTAACGCTAAGTTGGTAGAACTTGAAGCTCAACATGAAACAGAGCACGAAGCAAATAGTGATAATTTCCAAAAAGAACTTACAGAAAAGGTTGATGGGTATCTTACCTATGTTGTTGAAGAGTGGATGTCTGAAAATGAACTCGCAATCGAAAGAGGAATTCGTTCCGAATTGGTTGAAGATTTCATGTCTGGACTTAAAACACTTTTTTCAGAGCATTACATTGATATTCCAGAAGAGAAAGTTGACATGGTTGACGACTTATTCACAAAAGTTGACGACTTGGAAACTTCTTTAGACGAAGAAATCAATCGTGGAGTAGAACTCCAAAAAGAATTGGCAAAGTTCAAAAAAGAAGATGTCCTTAAATCAGCAACTAAAGATTTAGCCGATACTGAAACGGAAAAAATCTCTAAGTTGGCAGAAGGTATCGAATATGAAAATGCTGAACAATATGCCGAAAAATTATCCGTTCTGAAAGAAAGTTATTTTCCTAAGGGCGAAGCCGTAACATCTGAAATTACTGAGACAGATGAAAACATTGAAGTTTCTGAAGAGGAATCTACAGTAAAACTCGATGAAAATATGAAACATTATACATCAGCGATAACTCGCTTTCACAATTAATATAAACTCTATAGGAGACAAAAATGTACTTATCTGAAGACCTTCAAAAGAAGTGGGGTCCGGTGCTAGAACATGAGGATCTTCCGAAGATTAAAGATCAATATCGTAAGGCTGTTACTGCAGTTCTTTTGGAAAACCAAGAGAAATCAATGCGGGAACAGGCAGATAGTGGTGGAATGTTTGGAACCTTATCGGAAACAGCGCCTGCAGGACATAACAACCAAATGGGAGTTGGTGCTTCCGGCGGTGACAACATAAGTTATGTTGATCCTGTATTAATCTCTTTAGTTCGTAGAGCGATGCCTAATCTCATTGCTTATGATGTTTGTGGTGTTCAACCCATGAACGGACCTACGGGATTAATCTTTGCAATGAAATCACATTATACCACACAGGATGGTGACGAAGCTTTACACGATGAAGCTGATACCGCCTTTACTGGAGCTGGTTCACACGGTTCACAAACAGGAGCCATGCAGGGTACAGCTGGTACTGGTATGGGAACAGCCGCAGCTGAGAACGTTACGTTCCCAGAGATGGCATTCGCAATTGACAAAGTAACTGTTACTGCTAAGTCACGTGCACTCAAAGCTGAGTACACAATGGAATTGGCACAGGATCTTAAAGCCGTTCACGGTTTGGATGCTGAAACAGAATTGTCAAATATTCTTTCAAGTGAAATTCTTGCAGAGATTAACCGCGAAGTTATGAGAACCATTTATACAAACGCTAAGCCTGGCGCGCAACACAATACTGCGACACCCGGTACGTTTGATCTTGATACAGACTCAAATGGACGTTGGTCTGTTGAGAAGTTCAAAGGCTTGATGTTCCAGATTGAACGTGAAGCAAATGCAATTGCTAAAGATACTCGCAGAGGAAAAGGTAATATTCTTGTTACTTCTTCGGATGTAGCATCCGCATTAGCAATGGCCGGACAATTGTCTGGTGTTCCAACAGGTAATGACATTCATGCTGATGACACAGGTACTACAATGGTTGGTACTCTTAATGGTCGATTCAAAGTGTATGTTGATCCTTATGCACCTACTTCTGCAACTAACTTCTTTACTGTTGGTTACAAAGGTTCATCTGCATACGATGCAGGGATGTTCTATTGTCCTTACGTTCCGTTGCAAATGGTTCGTGCAGTCGGTGAGAACTCATTTCAGCCAAAAATTGGATTCAAAACCCGTTACGGTTTAGTATCTAATCCTTTTGCTAATGATACCGGTGCCTCAGGTAATGGAGCTGGTGACGGTTCACTTACAGCTAACGAAAACCGCTACTACCGTGTGGTTACAGTTGCAAACTTGATGTAATCTTCTTTTTGAAGATGACTTTAAAAGGGTG